TCAACAAGTGCTGGGAGAAAGCTGATCCCTGCGCTATGCAGGCAGCCAACATCCTTCAAAGTCAGTGCTTCATTTTGGACACTGAGGTGAAAGCGTTTAAGGAAGGAGTTTGGGAGTCCGGTCATGGCTTTGGGAAGATGCCAAGCAAGACACGGTTAGTTGCACCGAAGGATCAGGACTACAAGATCAAAGGGCTAGGTCCAAGTGCTTATTGGAAGGCGTTGTGGCAATACAAGTCAGACGCCAGACAGAACAGCACCCGCAGTCAGATCATCAGTGGCCTGGCGTTGACCGCACAGTTTGAGAAGACAGGACATCTGTACTTCGTCAACAAAGAGGATGCTCGTGGCCGTATTTACACCTACGGAGGACAGATTCATCCTCAAGCAGGCGATCACTGGAGAGCAATGCTTCAGATGAAAGAGATGAGCCTGATGAAGGGCAATGAAGCTGCGTTTGCTTGGTCATTAGGTGAGGCCTATGGGATTGAACGCAACGAGAAAGCACGAATGGATTTCTTATATGAAGAGAGGGGTGGGATTCGTGCAGCAGGCAATGATCCGTTAGGTCAGCTTGAGTTCCTTGATCGAGCGAAGGAACCGTTCAGATTTACTCAGCTGTGCATGGACTGGGCTTGTTTTCAAGACAACCCTTGGTACAAAACAGGCACGATTCATTGGTTGGATCAGACCTGCTCAGGCTGGGGTCATGTTGCTTGCTTGACGGGTGATGGTGAGCTGGCTCAATACACCAACATCACTGGGTCCAAGTCAGCTGATTTGTATACAGGCATTGGCTTGTTGGTTGATCGCTATATCGATTCACAGTTGAAATTTGCTGAACTTACGGATCGTCAACGCCAACACATGGAGTGGTGGGCTGAACACCCTGTGCCTAGGTCATTGAGGAAGAAGATGTTTATGCCTGTCATCTATGGACGTAGCTTCCTGTCGCTGAAACAGACAGTGAAGGAGTACCTGAGGGATGAGGTTGAAGACTTCCTGACTGAGCAAGGATTCAGGGTCACTGATCTAGCGCAGGTGTTTGCAAGTGCAGCACATCAAACGATCAAGCATGGCTTCCCTCAGGTGGGCAACTTGTCGCGATGGCTGGGCCATATTGCTGGCATTCAGATGAAGCAAGGGATCCGTCCGCATTTCTATACGCCTAATGGGTTGATGGTTCAGAGCTATAGCAACGTGACTGAAGGTGAGTACCTGAAGTTGTTTGTTGCTAATAGGTCAGTGCAGATCCAACAACGTACGCAGGACAAGAGCACGTTCAACGTGCAGCGGAGCAAGAGGAAGATAGTTCCTGACTATGTGCATTCAATGGACGCTGCATATTTACAAAGGTTTGTTTGCCATTGGCATGAGACGTATGGCTACCCACTGTCAACAGTTCACGACTGCTTTGGCACGACCCTTGACCATGTTGTGACCTTACGGAAGGAGCTAAATGATCAGTGGGCCAGGTTCTATTCGGTTGACCACCTGGCCAAGCATCGGTTGGAGATGTCGATGGAGCTAGGCATTGAACTGCCACCCACGCCAGTGGTGGGAACGCTTGACAGCGAACGATTAGGGGAGAACCCTTACTTGTTTTGCTAAGTCCTTGACACCGTTCCACTTTCTCTATACGCTTACGGTGTTGGTTCAACCAACGGTCAATCTATTCACAACCATGCCACAATTTAAGACATCTGTAGGTCGCGTTGCCTGGAGCAACCTGATCGAAGCGCGTACATCTGACTACGGGAAAAATGAGTGGACTCTGGGCCTAGTCATTGACGAAGCAGCCACTAATGAAATGCTCACACGCATGGATGATGAGCTTGAGTCATATCGAAAGAAGAATCCTCTTCACGCCAAGTTCCCACCACTTGCATCGCTAAAGAACGGCATCAAGCCAAGCGAAACCAAGGACGAAGAAGGCAACAAGACTCCTGATGAAGGCAACTTCCTTGCAGTCTTTAAGCGTCAGACCACATGGAAGAGCAAGCAAGGAGACACCAACAAGCAGACTCCTCCTCGCATCTATGACTCCGTTGGACGCATCCTCACTGATCCCATTGATGTCCCTCGTGGTAGCCGCGGCCTTGCTGTCTACGAACACGGGATCTACAACAACCCAGGCAATAAAGGCATCAGCTTGAGGCTTGTCGGCTTTCAGATTGCAGAGCTGGCCGAAGGTAGCGACGTGAAACTTGAAGCCATTGATGGCGGCACGTTCGTTGTCGAACCTGAAGAAGAAGCACTGATCTGATGCTGGAAAAGTTCAACCGCTGGAACAAACAGCGCAAGAACAAAGAGCATCGTTCAGGTCTGGAAGACAAGGTTGAAGATGCCCTGCGTGAGCAGGGTTTCAACCCTGAATACGAGAAGGAGTCTTTCTCCTACACCCTTCATCGCAAGTACAAGCCGGACTTCAAGATCGGTGACGTACACGTAGAGGTGAAGGGCTGGTGGCAGAGTTCCGATCGCCAAAAATTCCTTTCGGTTGTCATCAACAACCCAGACCTGAAGATCTTTGTTGCTATCCAACGTCCACACCAGACGTTGAACAAGAAGAGCAAGACCACTTACGCCCAATGGGCAACCAAGAACGGGATTGCCTGGTGTCCCATCCCTATCCCTAAGGAGTTCTTAGAGCAATGGCTGGCAGGGCAAAGACCCACCTTCCATGTCCCCGTGAAGACTGCGAAAGCACGGACGGGGCCTGGCAATACGAAGACGGAAGCATCTACTGCTTCGTCTGTGAAAGGAGATCGGATTCAAATGGAGATCCCTGGAAGCCAATGAGTAAACACACTTCAGTAGCTGACTTGTTGAACGTGCCACGCACGGACGAAGTCACCAAGCAAGTGGCGCTGCTACCTGGCAACCCACTCGACAGCCTGCGAAAGATTGCATCTAAAACCTTTCGCTTATATGACTACGTTGCTGGTCAGTTCAAGGGATCTGATGCACAGATCGCTAACTACAGAGACAGCAACGGACTGACCACTGCTCAACACATCCGCTATGGCGACAAGCAGTTTGGTTGGCTTGGTCGTGACAAGAGCATCAAGGTCCAGCTGTTCGGTCAGCACCTAGGCAGTGAAGGGACTCTCGTTTTATGCGAAGGGGAGATCGATGCGATGTCCGTTTATCAGGTGATCAGCAAGAACAGAGCAAGCCAAAAGTTTGTCTGCGCTTCCATCCCTGACGGGGCTCAGTCAGCCCATAAAGCCTGTCAAGAACAGCTCTCTTGGATCCTTGGGTTCAAGCGTGTTGTCATCTTTATGGACAACGATGACCCAGGTAAAAAAGCAGCAGCCAAGCTTGCTGAATTGGTTGGGCCTACTGCCTGTATTGCTTCTGGCTTTGCCTACAAGGACGCGAACGAAGCGTTAGTGGCTGACGATGAAGCCGCCATCCTTGGCGCTATCAACAACGCAACCAAGCACAGGCCTGACTCCATCGTTCATGCCCCTGACCTACTGGATCAGGTGTTGAATCCTGTTGACCGCATGGGACTGCCATTCCCTTGGGAAGGGTGGAACAAATACACCGAAGGCATGAAGCCAGGTCAGTTGATCATGGTCAGCGGTGGTACTGGGATTGGCAAGAGCTTGTTCACCAGATCTATTGCCCTGCACCTGGCAAAGATTGGGACCAGGGTTGCTTACCTCGGATACGAAGAGGACTGTGTCACCAGTCTTGAACGGATGCTGAGTGAAGAGATGGGTTGCAGCCCTGGCTTTCATCTTGACACCGTTGAACAGAGACAACGCCGCGATCCTGAGGACATCAAGAAAGCTTTAGACACCTTTGCTGACAACATCTTTCTTGCCGATAAGTTTGGCAGCGAAGACTTTGATGACTTTGTTGCAGCTGTTAAACACTATGTACTTGGCGAAGGCTGCCGAGTTGTAGTCCTTGATCACTTCTCTCTATTAGCTGATGGTATTTCTCTTGCTACTGACCAGCGCCGGGCTATTGACCAGTGCATTAAGAACCTCAAAACGCTCTGCGTTGAACTCAAGTTCACGATGCTTGTCGTTGCCCATCTATCAAGAACCAGCGGCTTTGGAACAGCGGCTGAGTCGGGCGGGGAACCAGGGTTGGAGTCGCTTAGGGGCTCTCACTCGCTGGCCCAAATTCCAGACCACGTGGTCATGCTTCAAAGAAACCCAAGCAGCGAAGACAAGATTGAAGCGAACACGACTAACTGTTGGTTGAAGAAGAACAGAGTCAAAGGAACCCTTGGCCTCATGTCAAAGCTGCACTACATGGACAGCTGCAGGTTTCACGAGATCAACAACTAACAGTCGGCGTTGTAGCCGGGTAGTCGGCTGGGTGGAATGTTCCCCTTAAGCCTTTGCCGATCCGGCTCATGTAAGTCCGACCCACATCGCTCATTTGATAATCAACTGATGACAACTGAACCAAAAGGTCCACTTGATAAAGACGCCCTTCACACAGTCAAGGGAGGGGCTCTGAACCTCATGTATGACGACGGGATGAAGCGATTAGAGGAAGCCGTTTGCGGCTATGAACTCCAGCTTCCATTCTCTTATGCAGAAGCATATTGGTCTGGCTGGTGTTGCGCTGTTAATGGCGTAAGAGACATTGTTCGTGATTACCAAACCAATGACACCACTGATAGTTGATTCCGACATGCTCGTTATCAGAGGCCTTCTCTCAACTGAGGTTGAGGTTGAGCTATCTGATGACGTATGGACCAGGCATAGCGAGCTACCTGACGCTCGACGCTATTACTGGGACACGATTGATGGCTGGCTACAAGAACACGACCTTCAACGGAGTGATGTAATCCATTGCTTCACTGAACGCTCTGCTTTCCGACGTGAACTAGCACCCACCTACAAGATGAATCGGAAAGGCCCAAAGCCAATCGGCTTTAAGGCTTTGAAGAATGAGCTACTCCAAGAAGAGGGGAGCTACATGTATCACCGCATTGAAGCTGATGACCTTATAGGTATCTTCGCGACAATGCTTAGTGATCAGCAGGTGATCATTGCATCAGGCGACAAAGACTTGAACCAGATAGCTGGTCATCACATTTGGATTGGTAAAGAACCTTGGGGAGTAACTGATGAAGAAGCAGACAGGTTTAGGTATGAACAGGCACTCAGTGGTGACACGGTCGACGGCATCCCAGGGTGCAAAAGCGTTGGCCCGACAGGCGCCAAGAAAATTGTTGAAACCTTTGACCTCTCGAACCCTGTGGAGTGTTGGGAAAGAGTTGTTCACACATATCGAACAAAAGGGAAAGACCCGACGCCAGGGGAAACTGCCTTATTACAGGCTCGACTGACACGCATCTTGCGATCAGGTGAGTACAACTTCAAAACACACGAGGTCTCTTTATGGAATCCCCCGACACACTGAAGCGCGTCCTTGTACAGGGTGTAAGTGATGAGGTGCTTGATGCACTTGATCGCTTATTCCCTGAGCGAACGCCAGAACTAGCTGACTCTGTCGATCAGATCAGATATTCTTCAGGACAACGGTCTGTTATTCGATTCCTTCAAGGACTCAGGGCAACTAACTGACAACATTGCAAAGATCTAATGGGCGCACCAACAAAAGAGACCCTGAGCTATTTCGACGACTTAAGGATGGGAAACCTTCCTGGTTGGGCAACGTCAAACACCAGAAAAACGAAAAACGGGGAGAGATCGCCTTCTCAATTTCAAAACGAGTTAGGGAAGCTTTCCGAAATGGAAGTGATTAGGTCGCAAAATGCTCTTGGGTTAAAGAAAGTCAACTCCCTCAACGACATCAGGCAAATGAGGGACTGGCTAAGCGGAGAAGCTGGCGGCGGCAGTGGCAGCAGCAAACAAGGCGAAGAAGAGCGCGGCTACCCAAGAGACACGGGCGAGTTTGACGACATCATCGGTGCTCTAGGTGATGACATTGCAGCAGCTAATGCCAGAGCTGATGAGTACGCCAACAAGGCAACGCAAGACATTGCCGACAATACGGAAACTCTTAGCGATCAGTTCAACGTACGGCTTGCGGAACTAACAGCTGGATTCACTGAGCGTTATGGAGCCCTTGAGGATCTGCTTGCAACACAGCAGAACTCAATGAGTCAATTCCAAACAATGATGCAAGGCCAGATGCAGGCTGCGCAAAACAGTTACAACCAACAGATGAGCATGATGCAGAACATGCAACGGTCACGGGTGCCTGAAGCAGAAGAGAATGCTTTTAGCGCACAGATTGGTGATCAACGCGAAGATACCAGTCGTGAAAAAGAAAACAATCGCCTCTCAGATCTCTCAATCCTTAGTGGATTGGGCACCCAGTCTTCACCCACCTCTGGTCTTTCTCTCGCATAACAATGGCTAACACCGACCTCCGTTCGTACATCGTTGAAAACTTTGACAGCCTTGGGCTGCCTGCTTACAACCTTGCCAAGCAAGCAGGGCTTTCAACGCAACAGATTATGGATCTTGCATCACAGCAAGGACTTTATTATTCGCCCAACGCTCAGAACCAGATCACGCAAGACGTGACCTCTGGTTACAACCAACAAATTGGCAATCTCGGTCAACGTCTAGATCAACAAGCTCGATCGTTTGCGTCATCGCAAGATCAGTTCAGGTCTCAGATGGCAGAGCAACAAGCCATGTTCCAGAAGCAACAGGCTGAATTCGCAAACCTCTCCCGAGCTGATGTTCCCAACGCTGAAAAGTCAGCAGCAGCTGAACAGCGTCGTGAGTTGGGCCAACAAACAAGAAAGACATCAGGCCTTTCGTCACTCGCAATTGTTAGCGGCCTCGGTACTCAAGCCAATCCACTGTCAGGTTTACAACTCGCCTAATGAAAAACACAGCTCGCTCTCGTTGGAACAACCTCCAACTCCACCGTTCCATTTACTTGCAGCGGGCTATTGATTGCTCTGCTCTAACCATCCCTGCTCTCATTCCTCAGTCAGATCTGAACTGGGGTTGGACCGGCGAGGACTACAACAATCTGAAGTCCTTATATCAAGGAGCTGGGGCACAAGGAGTCAGCTCCTTATCCGCAAAACTTTTACTTGCTCTCTATCCACCAGCGCAGCCCTTCTTTCGTTTGACGATTGATAAGGCAAAACTTGAGGAGTACGTGGAGCAGAACCAGGCTGACCCTAAAGAACTGCAGTCTCAGTTGGACATCGCTCTCTCTTCTATGGAGAGGCAGATGCTTCTGAAGCTGGATGCTCTCAAGGCCAGGTCAGCCATGTTTGAAGCGATCAAACATTTGATTGTTGGTGGCAACGCTCTGCTTTATGTAGGGGCAGAGGGCGTGCGGATGTACAGCCTGCGTTCCTATGTCGTTGACCGTGACCCTGAGGGCAACATCAGTGAGATTGTTGTACGGGAGCAGGTGGCAGCAGAACACTTGCCACCAGGCACGGAAGTCAAGGATGTCAACAACGAGGACGACGTGTCTCGTAAACCCTATGACTTGTACACCTACGTCAAGGTGAATGCTGACGAGGACTTGGTTGAATGGCATCAGGAATATGACGACAAGAAGATTCCTAAGACCAGTGGATTCAGCAAACTTGCTAGCAACCCCTGGATTTGTTTGCGCATGCAAGCCATCGCAGGCGAGAGCTTCGGTCGCTCGCTCGTAGAGAACGTGATCGGTGATCTTCAGTCTCTTGAATCACTGAGTCAGGCAATCGTTGAAGGCAGCTTGATTGCGGCTAAGGCAATGTTCTTGGTCAACCCCAATGGGATGACAAGAGCTGACGTGTTGGCCAGGGCAGAGAACGGGGCAATCGTTGCAGGCAACGCAGCAGATGTTGAAGCGTTGCAGGTGCAAAAATCCACGGACTTCTCTACTGCATTGCAAACGATGCAGGTCATTGAGCGTCGGTTGAACTTTGCCTTCCTAACTAACGAAGCAATTCAACGAAATGCAGAGAGGGTTACAGCGGAAGAGATCCGCGTGATGTCACAGCAACTGGATCAAGGATTGGGTGGGGTGTACTCCTTGCTGTCCACTGAACTACAGCTGCCGTTGATTCAACGTGTGCTCTATCTAATGGAGCAGGACGGCGAGATCCCACCCATCCCTGAAGGATTGATCTCACCACAGATCACAACAGGCTTGGAGGCGATTGGAAGGGGCAATGACAAGGCCCGACTTACTGAGTTCCTGCAAACAATCAGCGTTGCGTTAGGCCCAGAGCAGTTCTTGTCGTTCATCAACCCATCTGAATTGATCAGACGATTCGCTGCTTCTGATGGTATTGACATTGCAGGACTCGTGAAGTCTGAGCAAGAGCTGCAAGCTGAACAAGCACAAGCACAGCAGGTAAACTTAGAACAACAGCTAGCTCAAGGAGCTATCCAAAATGGAGCAACAGCCCCTCCCCAGGTCACGGCGAACGTCGACATCGGACCCGAGCAAGGTCAACCCACAGTCGCAGCCTGATGATGCACTGCCACCGGGTACTCGCTATAGAGACTTACCTGATGGCGGTCGCATGATCATCAGAGACAACTTCAAAAAAGAGAAAGGAAGCTACAACTAATGACCGACTCTCAGATCCAAACAGGCGACGGTTCCTTTGAAGCTGATGGTGCTGCAGAAGAGGCAGCAAAGGTTGAAGCAGCACGTACTGAACTGATCGATGAGGCAATGCCTCAAGGCGAAGGCCTGATCATGGGGAAGTACAACTCAACTGATGAAGTAGTTGAGGCTTTCAAGTCTCTGCAATCTGAGTACAGCAGGTTGAAGGGAGGGCAGGAAGCAGCACCTTCTGAGCCTCAGCAATTTGCTCCACCCGAGCAGCAACAGCAGTACCGACAAGAGCAGCCTGGTACTCAGGTAACGCCTGAACAAGCGGCAGAAATCCGTGAGTCCATGTTTAAGCAGGTTGGTGGCGAGGACCGCTACAAGGCTGTTGCAGGCTGGGCTAGTACCAATCTTCCTGAGGCAAGGTTGACATCGTTCAACAAAGCCTTGGAAGCAGGTGACCAGTCACAGATCATCAATCAGTTGAAAGGTCTTCAATATGATCACATGATGGCAACTGGTTATGAACCAAGACTTGCACGTGGTACAGCTGCAGCTCAATCAGGCGCAATGCCGTTTGAATCTGAAGCTCAAGTTGTTGCTGCAATGAATGATCCTCGGTATCAAAACGGCCCAAGGATGGATCCCAATTACATCAAAGAAGTAGAGAAACGCATGGCTGCAAGTACGGGTGTGTTTCAAGGTCGGTAACAATGACTTATAAAGGGAGCAGATACGACGCCATAAGCATCTGCTCCCTGGCCCTCTACGGAGACACCTAGGTAGTGATGATGGTGAGCCAAACCAGCTCATTGTCGATCAATCACACATCTATTTAGGCAACGATCATGGCAATGGATCCAATCACCCTGTCCAGGGGTGGCGTTATCAATGGGGATAGCGGCACTTGGGCAAAGGACAACGCTTTATTCCTCAAGGTTTTCAGTGGCGAGGTGCTAACAGCGTTCAAGCGAATCTGCGTGTTCGGCGACATGATTCAGAAGCGGAGTATTAGTTCAGGCCGCTCTGCACAATTCCCCGTGACAGGTCGCTTCACGGCTGATTGGCAAACTCCTGGTTCATTTGTCTCCGGTCAAGGAGACATGGCCCAGAACGAAGTTATCATCAAGATCGATCAGTATCTAACAGCTGCTGCTGATATTTTTGACCTTGATGAAGCTAAGGCCGCCTACGATATTCGCTCGATCTACTCAACAGAATTGGGTGAGGCCTTAGCCCGAGCTTGGGACAAGCGTATTGCTCGCTTGCTTGCAATCGGTGCTCGTACTTCAACAGGTGACTTGACTGCTGATCTTCCAGCAGGCCTGAGCCCTGACGATCCTTACCGTACCGGCACAGTTGTAGACATCAACAAGGCAGCTCCTACAGCTGACGACTTGGTTGCTGCTGTCTTTGCTGCTGCAGAAGCACTCGACTCTAAGGATATTTCCAAGGAGAATCGCTGCCTTGTCTGTACACCTGAGTCCTTCTACACGTTGATTCAGAGTTCACGCGCTGTGAACTTTGACTTCAACCAGCAAGGTTCTAACGGTTCCTACAGCGAAGGTCAGATCGTCAAGCTGGCTGGCTTCAGCATCTATTCCAGCAACAACATTGCCCAAGGCAATGTGACTGCAGGATCAGGTGAAGCTGGTTATGTCTTCAACGGTTCTGATGTTGTCTCAACAGTGAACATGACCAATGTCAAGATGCTGGCTTTCCAGCGTAATGGTATTGGCGCTGTTACTTTGAAGGACATCCAGATGTCACAAACTGGCAATGATTACGAAGTCATGTACAACACCACCAAAATGAAAGCGCAATACGCAGCAGGATTTGGCGTGCTTCGTCCTGAGTGTTGCGTTGAGATCTCAAACAGCCAGTGATCTTCACAGCTGCTTGAACGATGTCAAGATGGAGGGAGTCATATCCCTCCTTTTTCATGGCAACCGTCAATGTCCCAGCCGAGTGGGTTCTCGATCAAACCCTCAGCGAAGATGCTCCAGTGGATTACTTCGTGTTCAACTCAACCTTGACCGAAGGCGAGCCGATCTCCGTAGCTTCAGCAACAGATCCTGTAGTTGCAAAGACCAAGACCGCTACTAAAAAGAGCTGATCATGGCTGAGATCATCCTTCCGCCTATTCCACCTAGGCCAGCGCCTGCAGTCAGGCCCACGATGACACCAACGCTGGCAACGCCTGGCAATAAAGGCGTGAAGGTGATCATGATTCAAGGCCCAGGTACTGAGCCAGGGCCACAGCCTGAACCTCCTGAACCTCTTGCTGTTGCCGAAGGCAAGGGATCGAATTGGGTCGGCACCAACGTCTACGAAGTAGGTCAGACCGTTGAAGGACGAACTGCTGAGTACGTGGGTGGGGTTGAACCTATCTCTTAT